TTTGGTCCAGTGTCTTCGGAGTGGCTTGAGCAGAATTGATACCTTGCGTATCAACACCTTCTAATTTTTTGGCTTGTGTACTTGCTTTCGCTAACTTGAGTTTTTCCTCAATCTTGTCAAAGAGAACTCCTCTGATAAGTGCATCCGGTTGGGGTACTGAAAGTAGCATATCAAGAGTGTAGTTCTGCTCATCAAGACGAGCAATTACAAGTTCTTTGTCCGCGTCGGACAAGCCATACTGTTGGACAACCTTGTCCAATGAAGATTTGAAGTTTTCAAGTTTACCTGCTCTTTCTCGCGTAGTTTTTTCACCACGGAGTTGCTCAAGTTCGGCTTCCACAGCCGTCATCCGCTTATAAACATCCGGTGCCACACCCTTCGCTTTGGCTTCAGTTTCAAGTAGTTTCTCTTGAATAGCCTTAGTGTACTCATCGACTGACTTAAACCCTGAGGTTTTAGCCATAGATTCAAGAATAGCGTTTCGCTGTGCTAACGCAGCCTCCGTCTCGGCGGCTTTTCTGCGTAATTCCGCAAAAGCATGTCCTTGCTTGTCTTCCTGAGTGGGTTTTGTCGGTGCTGCGGGTTCGTCTATCTTTTCCACAATCGGTTCAGGTACTGGGATAGGGTCTGCCGTAGGTTCGACTGTCTTAGCAGGAGTGTCTTTGTCTAGTTCATCCGCGGGTTCACCAAACAAATCCGGAAATTCTTCTGCTAAGGCTTTGTCAATATCATCTATTGACTCAAAAGCGTCATCTTGGTATTCTTTCTTTTCCATTTTAACCTCCCGCGTAATTGTTTTTAGTCGCTACGGTACGACATCATGGAACTATAAAGTGCTGTATTTCTACATCGTCTATATTATATATGAAAATGAAAGAAAAGTAAAGGCCCCTTACATAGAGGCCTTCTTCTTACATTCCTAAGTCTTGCATGGATGGTCCACCTTGCTGTTGCTCAAGCATTTGAGATGCTTGCTGCACCATTTGAGGGTCCATACCTTGAGCCGACAAGTCATCCAGCGATGCTTGTTTCTCCTGTTCCATCTGTTGACCGACTTGTTCCAACATCATCATCACCTGGTCATACACTGGTGTTTGTTGAGCACCTGAGATGATTTCAATGACAGCACCTTGGACCATTTCCGGAGGTATTTGATATTGAGAGGTCAGCGCAACCAATTCGGTAATAACCTGAGCCTTCTTCTCATCACTCTGAGCCGCCAACATTTTGAACCTTTGTTTCAATTCATCCACATTCTCAAGGTCATAAGTACCAATGAGGTCAAGGATGCTGATTAGTTTAACTGGAGCATCATATTGGTGTTCCATTTGATAAATCTGAAGGAGTTGTTCCCTCTCACGCTCTTTGGAATACGGAGTTTTCTTGTCAAGGTTGACATAGAACGAATATTGTGCATCCTTCGCGTTTTCAGGGACATATCTTGTCTTAAATTCAGGCATTGACTCCGTACTTGAGAATTTTCTTGTCTGTACAACCTCACCCGCGTTCATATGAACGACATAATCCATGATAATCATGGTAATGGTCTCTACAAACTCAGAAATGTTTCTCAAAACTTCGGCTTCAATGATTTTTGCGCGTTCGACAGCCAGTTTAGCCCCTTGCGCGGTGTTTCCGGCGGTACCAATGGAGCCTAAGTATGGATTTGTGATACCAGCGATGCGGTCAATCGTGTTTTCCATCTCTTTTTTAATCGTGACAATCTTGTCATCAATCTGAGGAGGCACAATCGGGACAATCGCGGTCTTCGGGTCTCCATTGACCGTGTAAACCGTACCAGGAGCACCCATCGTTTTGGCTACGACCTTCGCATTGACACCGGAACCGTTGCGAACGGCCACAGCAGGCGAAGCATAAGCCAGGGCAATGTTGACAATCGCGCTGTCAATCATGTTAATACCCTTTTGAAGCGTTATAATATCGTCCATTAAGGATTTTCCATAGGCACTTTGTGTGATTCTAGCCCATCGCATCTGTGCAACAGGGAATCTTTTCAACGCACTGAGGTGTTTTTCTTCCACCAGGAAGTCTTCGACCAGCACAACTTTCCAAATTTGGTCTTTTCTGCGCTCAAAGATGGTCATGACGGTTAAAATTCCAGTCTGAAGGAAGTCATATTCATTGTGAGAGTAGATTTCTGAGCGTTCATCCGGTGACATCGCTGTGTTTTCAGGGAAGAACTGCTCAAATTTTGGCCATTTCTCACGAACGACTTCAATCATTTCCCGACCCACCACACAAATGTACTGGGCTTTATTGAATTCTCGCGCTCTTGGGTCAATAAGCACACTATTCGTGTCAAGTTGCTTGATTTCCATTTTCTTCTCATCGTTGTAAAAGATGTGAGCATAGGATTCACGGACCACAGCGGAGTTGGTGATGGCATCATCAATGCTCCTATCGACTTCCATGCGTTCCCATTCATCATGAAGGATGTTCTCCAAGGCTTCAACCGTATCCTTATCCTCCGGAGTCATTGGGAAAATGCGTCCACGATAGTCCGTCGCCTTCAAACTGGCGGTGCGGGTGTCAATGGCCAAGGAAGCATAAGGGGTGTTCATTTTTACAACCCAGGGCCTGTTCTCAGTGTAATAGGACAGTTCATACGGATTGCCTTCGTAAAATACCATGTTCTCATTAAGCGCAGCAAAACGGCGCTGCACAAATTGCCACGCGTCTTTGAACTTTTTGATGTACGGTTTGGCTTGTGACTGGGCTTTGGCGAATTCCGTGTATTCCTCCAAAGTCGGAAATTTCATCTCATTGAGTTCATCCATTGACTATCCCTCCTTTAGTTATTCCTTGTTCGTCAAGATACTTGCGAACATATTCAGGAGTACCATCCAAGATAACCCCACCAATACTCTGTTCTCCTTCAAGTACTGCAACTCTTTCAGTTAAAGCCGTCACCTTCTCATTTAAGATAGCGTTGGCCTCCGAAATGTCGGTTATCATTTGCATTATACGGTTCATTTCTTTCTCTTCCATTTTCATTTATACCTCCTTGCAGTATAGTGACACCTCCAGCGGTGTATGTTCCATCATCGTCTTCCCATTCTCCCTTGTAAAATGTCCGAATATGACTGTCGTTCATTTTATAAACAAGACCTTGAAGTTCATGTGGGTCATCCGGTAAAGCCATGACCAGGTAGCGCATGGCATCCATGGCATGGTTGTTTCTAGCCTCAGGGGTCTCTTTTCCGGTTTTCGATTCTTTCCATAAATAGGAGGAAGCCTCTTTGGTCGTATTCTCCAAAGTCCGGAAGATTTTCAACTTACCTGCGACCATGTAGTCGCGTACTTTTTCAATCCCAGCCAACAAGTCATTGTTGCCAGGTTCCAAATACAATCGGTTATCACAAGCACGATGGAAGTAACTTTGATAAGATTCCCCATCCCGCTCATTCCTGTTTATAATCGAAGGGTCAGACTGAATGTTGTTGAACAACTTGTAGGGCACCACATACGGAATCAATGCCTGTGCATGGGTCGTTATTGTCTGTTCCGCTACATAATACTCATCGTAGGCATAAACGATTCCGGTAGCAGGGTCAATGGCCGTGCACCACAATACGGTTGGGTCCCTGTATCCTTTGTCGAATCCGAAACTTCGCAGCCACTTGGGCGGAACTGGAAACGGATTGACTAAGCAGGAACTATACTCCGGATAAACCGCACCCTCCTTGACATCCAGGTAACAGTCTATATACTTTCTTACCCACGATAAGGGTTTACCTGCACACAACCGCTCAATGAATGTTGGAGGCAGCATGATGTTATCCCTGGATGAAGATAAGAACGAATGATAGAATTTTTCCCGCTTTACTGGCCGAAGGCCTTCGTAAACTGACTTGTCAATACTTTCACTTGCGAATATCTTTCCGGACCGTAACAGGAACTCGGTTCTTACCCACCCATCATCAGGGTTGGTTGATACGATGCCAAGGTATTTGTAAGTGATACTGCCATCCTCATTGTGTATCATCCCCGCGTTGCTTCTCAAACGAGACTGCAACTGAGTAAATACTTCATACTCAACTTTGGATGCTTCCTCTATATAGAACGCTGTCAGGGACAAAGACCTTAATTTCTCTTCGTCATCCGACGCATACACCATGATTTCGTGGCCGTTCTTCATATAGATGTGTGGCGGCGAAGCGGTTTTGCGCTCTATCAACCACTCAGGTATGAATTTCAGCAGTTCCTTCATGACGGTGTTCATCGTTTGCTGGACCGTTTGGGCCATGACTACCGTGGCTCCGTTCGGTGTAGTCAGGATATGGTCGGAAATTTCAGCGCAACTGGCTGTCGTTTTCCCTGAACCAAATCCCCCAATATTCAACTTATACTGTGCATTGGACTTATGAAAGTTGACCTGATGAGGCATCGGTGTATAGTCAATAATCGTTGCCTGGCAAATCTCACACTTCCCATAAAACAAGTTCTTTTGGACTTTCATCCGGTTGCTGCATAAAGGGCAGGTGTACAGGCGGTTGCCATTGCTGTCCAGTCCTTTGAATTGAAGTTTCTTAGTCATCCTCGTACTCTACTTTCTCCGGCATGCGCATGATGATGAAGTTCGAGTTGTCAACACCCTTCTCTTCTTCCCTCAGTGTCTTCCGCAAAGAGGCCGCATCCCGCGTTCTCTCTCCGGCCAGCAACTGCACATCCGTCTTTTTGCGAATCTGCTCATTTACGAAGCCATCTATGTAATTTCGTATCGAAGCATGCTCCAGGAATTCCTTCCAGTCATCATAGGTCATCCCTGTTTCTTCAGCCATTTCCAGGCTGGTCTTTTGAATGTTCTCACGGAAATTGGAGTTGAACAAGTTCGCCATAGAGATGAAAGCCTTCTTCTGCTCGTCACTCAGCCCCTTGTCCTTTTTAATCAGTTCCGTCAGCGTCGTTTTTGCCGCCATTTCATATCACCTCGTTGACATTATATCACAAACAGAAAAAGCCCACAAGAGCGGGCTTCTTCCGAGAAAGGAGGGAAAACATTCATCTAACACATAGGCATTATAGCATACCTAGATTTTTCTGTCAAAGTTCATTACCAACACCAATTCGTCGTCTCCATCCATGACCATCATCATCTGACTGGCTGTGCCAAAATAGCGGTTGTCCATGGCATAATAGTCCGACCCTTTAAGGCTGCCATTCACGAAGACTTTACCCATTTGGAACTCTTTCATCTTGGCCTGGTGATAATGCCCGAAGAACACATATTTCAACTGTACCCGCAGCGCGCTGCTCAAATTCTGAAACGCGGTGTTTACCTTGTCTAAATGTCCGTGCACGAAGGCCACCGGACTGCCATCCTTCAACTCGAAGTACCCGATGTTCTCATCCGGATTGTCCTTCGGTAACTGGATGCCACTGTTATGCCGTTTGAAGCGCTCCTCCATAAACCAGTCAATGATGCGCCCAAAGTTCTCTTTCTCTATATGCTCATAGTAACTCTTATTGATGCGGCTGTGGTTGTCCAATGTGCTCCGGTAAGTCGTATTCGGCACCACCTTCTGTAAGGCCATCAAGAACCAGGCCAATAACTCTGCCACCCCCATCGTTTGCTCTATCGCATCCTTCTCCGCCTGCACCCTGGTGCTGACATGGATGTTCCCATCTATCATGTCCCCTAAGTTGATAACATGTAACAATGTGATGTTGTGTTTGCGCACATACTTGATGACCTTCCCTAAAAGGTCCTCTACCCTGTCCTGCAACACCTGGATGTTAAACTCTCCCAAAAAGTGCTTGTACTGCCCGCCGTAATGCCAGTCCCCTATGCAAAGGATGCCCTCGTTCCCTGGTCCGTGCATGACCTCTCCGATGACTGTCGGCAGTTGCATGTCCGGCATGTTCGCCGCCGCCTGGATGACCGTATCCCGCAACTCGTCTATCCGCGCCTCATCCCTTAACAGTTTCCGCTTCTCACGCAGCACATCCCTGGTCTTGACCTGTTGTATGTACAGCAAGTCCCGCTTCATGTCCAGCAGGATACTCGCGCCGTCTTCATCCACCATCTTCTCTGCTTCCTTCTGCAAGGCTGCTTTGTACTCCTTGTGTTTCTTCCTGAAGTAGAAGTCACTGTAATGTGTTCCCATCTGCTCGTTCAGGAAAGCCGTCACCGCGTTCCACCCTGGTAAGTATTCGTCTATCCCACGCTTCTCCGAAATCCGGTAGATATAAGCGTCGTCTGATTCCTCTTCTCGTCTAAACAGTGTGTTGTTTGGTTCAATCATTTGGGTTCCTCCTTGGTTCCTTTTCTTGTCCATTATAGCACAATTAAGTCCCTTTGCAAACCCACCCCCTGGGTTGTTTCGTTTGGGTTTCTGTGTGGTGGTGGGGGATAGGGAATTGCTATTTATATATAAGGCCAACTTCGCGCGTGTGCGAATACTGCAATCAAACCCACCCCGCCATCTTTTTGGCCGCTCAGCAGCAGCACACGAAATATCAGCAGGATTGTAAGAAAATTGTTGACATATTTCAGGGCCTGCTGTAATGTGGTGGTATAAGACGCGGACGGCCTCACAGCAGGCGGCGCGCATGGAGAAAATCTCAATGAAACGATTAGATAATGCAGCAGTAGTAGCATCATTCATGGACCGTCGCGCGGCTGATTCTCACACAGGCAACCTATGGACCGACGGCAACCGCCTAATGTCATACTTAACATGTATCGCAGAATTCACAGTGATACAGGGCGCGGGATTGGTCCTGCTGGTGAATGATACCCGCTATTCGATGACCACATCCGCTAAGCATCAAGCACCGCTACGCCACGCGCTCCGCCGTATGGCTGGCAATTACAGCGCTGACCGCGTTATTCTCAACTTGCAGGATGGTCACAGCATGGCGGCTGTGCATCACGTGGCGGGTATCCCTATTCGCTGCCATTCACTGGCAAACATGCTCAAACATGGAGACGGAACGTATTGGCAATAGCATCTGAGGCCTTCGGGCCTTTTTTTTTGGTTTATCGGGAGTGTACTACTTGCACTAGTACAATAGTGTAAAATTACACCTTATTAGGACTAAATAGGTCTATTTTCATTTATGGTTAAAAATCTGTTTTTGGAATTTTGATAGATGATAATAATAATTATCTTACTAACATATAAAAAGTAAGTTTTCATTTTTTTGATAGGAAAACTGGTATTCTATATATTTAGAACATAAACTATATTCTAAAAATATATTTTATGTGAACATCTATCAAAATATCAAAAAGCCTATTTTGGCCTCCAAAAAAAAATATTTTAAGAAAATGTTAAAATTTTGTTGACACCTTATCAGCGATGCTGTAATGTATGGGTATCAGGACGGAAACGGCTGAGGGAGGGCTTAACCTAACAGCAGAAAATGATGAAAACGCCTCCGCGGGAATTGCGGGTATTACAGGATTGAGGAGCATATGAGCGCTGAGCATCTAGCGCGCTAAGGCCTTCGATTGACTGGATGCAAAATTAGGATGAGGACCAGCGAAGGGACTGTGAGCGCGTCAACGAAATGCTATGAGACAGCGCGCCACGACACAGATTGAATAATGGACCATCCGCACGAAAACACTAAAAATCGAAACGGCCATCTTTACAGGCCGTCCGCGCTTACACAAAAGACCTGGAGCGCGCTGATGAGATTCAGCAGGCTGGAGAAATTATGAGAACTCAAAAACAATTTATTATCGAATCACTGATGGCCGCAAACATGCTGCACAATGCGATGGTCAATGGCGGAGCAACCATTGAAGTCAAGAAAATGAGCAACGGAGATATTGCGGTTAAAGAAGTGACTTTCATGGATGGCTTTCAGATTAGTTTACCGAATACTGGTGAGGCCATTGCATTGCAGAACGACCAAGCAAGCACTTTAAAATTGCTGGATGCTTTCATGACAGCCGCCATTGAAGTTGCTGCTGTTAACACTGTCGGTGAGCGCTATGGTGAGTTACCGCGCTATATCGGAATATGGGTTGAAGACGGCCATATGTACATTGAGCACAGTGTACGGATTAAAGATGCAAACACCGCGCTTACGATGGGCCGCGTGTTTTGTCAGCAGGCCATCTATGACTGGAGTCAATCCTGCTGCCTGACAGTAGGCGGTACGGATGAGGCCTTCGATGAGTCTATGGAATCGCAACCCAAAGACGGACCTGAATTTGAATTGAATTTTCCTGAATAGATTATTGAACCATTGAGTTCAAAAGTCATCACTTTACACATTG